TCAATGTCACTGTCTTCATCTTTTATTTCTTGTATTGGTGAATCTATTGTTTGTTCTTCAACATCATTTTTATCGGACTCGACCCGTACTTCTTTGTCCACTTTTTCGCTAGACTGGGTAGGTTCGCCCACATCCACTTTCTTTGTTTCTCCGACTTGAATGGCATCTTTTGATTCTGTTTTAGTTTCTTCTTTTTTACTTAAATCTACTTTTATAGGTTTCATTTCATCTTTTTCACCTAATGATTTCATTTTTTTAGCAGACTTTATTTTAAACTCGCCTTCAGTTTTTACCGGCGTAGTATCACTAACTTTTACTTCTTCTTTTACTTCTTTTTCTTTTTTTGACATAATATGATAATATAAAATTAATAACTATTGTTAAGGACCAAATTGTTCTAATCCAAATCCTCCTAATGAATCATTTTCTGATTCAAAATCTGTAGGTAAAAGATCTTTTTGTCTTTGTTCAATCATTTTACTTTGTTGTGTAGCTTGTATACGTGTTCTTTTATCTTTACGATCCTCAATTTCAGCTTCTCTAGTTGTTTCACGACCTGCTTCCATTTGTGCTAATTGTAATTTATATTGAAACTCTTCAGCCATTAATTGTTTTTTAATGTTAGCCTCTTGTTCCATTCTTTCAATTTCAAATTGAGATTTAGCTTGCTCTATCTGTATTTTTGTTTCAGCAACAGCTTGTTCTTTTTGTACATCAGCTAAAGCCGCTGCTTCTGAGGCTTTTTGATTTGCTTGACCTTGTGCTTGAATATTTTCTAATTGAGCAGCCCTATCTTTATCTTGTTTTCTTTTCTGCTTAATTTTAAGCATTTGATTAGCAAGTTTTATATTAGATATCTCTCTTAAATCTATTGCATCTTCTAATCCAATATTACCCGCTTGTAAAGCTATTTGTATACTTTTTTCTAATTGAGCTTGTTCTTCTTCATCAGGTTCTAACTCCAAAAATATACCAAAATCATGCATGTGTAATTTTTCTACTTCTTCTAATGTTGATGTATTAAAATTATTTATGCTTTTAATCAATGAATCTCTAGTAAGAGGAAAATTTAACATATCTGAAACTCTTAAGCTAATATTTTCGCACGTTCTTACTGTCATATACATTAATGACTGTAATATATGTCTTGTAGCTGTATTAGAGTTAGCAGCTGCTAATTTTTGTAAACCAACTAAAGCATCTTTATCTGGAGTACTTCCATCTCTTGCTTCATTTAATCCTGTTACGTCTCTTATCATTTGTAAATAATACTGATAAGTTTGTATCATTGATTGTATTTTAGATATACCAGAAGAACTTTGTAGTTCTTGTATAGGTATTTTACCTCTATTAGGATCACCATCTTGAGTTAATGATCTACCTACAACGCTACCAGTTTGAAAGTACATGTTTAGCGCTTCTGCAGGATTATAATTTGTTCCATTACCTAAATCCACTTCAGATAATCCATCAGCATCAACATATACACCATCAGGAACTATTCTAGCAAGTACTTGTTGTAACTTCAAATGAGTTAATTGAATCATATCTGCAAAACCTATAGTTTTACTTACAATAGATTCTATTCTACCTTGATACATTCTAGGTGCTGATAGTATATAATTCATATTAACTTTAGTAGTATCAGCTATAGGTCTTGTCATGTTTTCAGCTAACCTCCAATCAAGCATTGTATCTCCTAAACCTAAAACTTTAGCCCCAGTATATAAAACTTCAATTGCTCTTGACGCTCTTTTAAAATTATCACTTTCTGGTGGTTTCCAAAAGTCTGGCTTTTCTAATGTTTTTTCTAAACCTTGTTCAGTTTGTTTTATTTTAAATACCTGATCGTGATATGTTTTATATTCAAAAAATAATACTTGAACCATATCTTGTTGGTTTTGACCCCAATAACTATTGTTAAAAGAGTTTCTACCTGGATATTTTTGTATTTGTTCTAAATCTGCGTTTGTTAAATTAGGAAATTGTTTTTTTACTTCAGATAATGATAAGTTTTTTACTTCTCCTACATAATATAAATCTTCAAAGTTAGGATCTTCAGTGTAAGACCAAACCATATTAGCTGGATTTACATACTCTGTAGTTATTCCTTCGGATAAATTAAAGTTAGTTTTACAAGCACCTATACCTAAAACTGTTAAATCATAAGCTATTTGTTTTTTAATTTGATCAAACTTATTATAACTCAACACTTTATCTATAATTTCTTCTTCAGCAATTTCAATACTTTGTTTATAAGATAATTGCATATATAAATCTAACTCTTCTGGATCATCTGGTAAAGCTTGAGGGTTAGTAGATGCATAATAATTTCTACCAGTTTGCTGAGTTAAATTAGCTATACTTTGTTTTTGTGTTATATCTCTTAACGCTGCTTCAGCATAGTTTGTTCTTGTTTTTATACCATAAGGATCAACAGCAAAAGATTTTATTTCATAACCTCTTTCTGTCATACCATTAACTACTATATCTACAAATTTAGATAAAACCGGTATTGGCTTCCAATCTAAATTAAGATAAGATAAATCACCATTTATAGCTAATTCATCTTTATATTTTTGAACTGGTTGTTCACCTCTTGCATATAATCTTAGTCTGTTAAAGTTTTGAAAATTATCAATAAATCTATTTTGTCCACTGTTATTTCTAAACCATTCATGCTCAATAGCTTGAGCTACTTTTAAACCATATTCAAAAGAATTTTTCTCTTCTTCAGGTACAACCTGATCTGGAAAACTACTGTTATAGTTAATGTTAATCATTTATTTTGATTATTTTTGAATTTACTCCTTTATTGTTATATTTCTTAAAACCTAAAGGTATTTTAGATATAGTTCTTTTCATACTTGGAGAATATCTATTTTTATTACAAGCCATTATTGCAAGTCCTGAACTAATAGATGCATCATGTAGTGTTCTATTATTTATATTAAAACGAGCCCAGTCTTCTAATGTTTTTTGAAAATACATATCACCATAACCTTCATGTGTTATACCAATAAAATTTTCTATATAATCTTCAATAGCTGCCGCGTGAGCTTGTTTAATATCCTCACTACTATTTGGTATACCACCTATTTCTCTTTCAGTTACAGATAATTTGTTGTAAAGTTTATCTGGCCTATTTATAGAATATCCCCTGTATCCTCTTCTTTTTAAGTAATATAATAATCTAGGTTTATTATTTTCAGCAAGTATTGGCATACCGTAAAAAACTAATGCCATTAAAACGTCTTCAAAAAATATTTCAGCTGTTTGTGGTCTTGCTATGTATTCTAAAAAAAACGTATTAGGAGGAACATCCTCCATTGAAAATTTAGTTAAACCGTGTAAAGCTCCTTTAGAACCTCTACCATCTACTGTTCCAGAAATATCATAACTATCACAACCAAATGCACCACAATGATCATTTCCAGGGTATCTTATACCATTTTTTAATAAATATTTATTTTGTAATTGAGCTGATGGCACCCAAGAAACAAGAAATCTTCCATTTTTATTAGGAAAAAATATAACTCTTGTATCTTTAATACCGTTTTCCCATTGAAAACTACCTTGTGTTACTACGTTTGTATTTCTTAAATCTTCATTATAATCTATTTGTTCGTAAATCTTAGTTAGATTAAATAAAGATTGTTTTGCTTCATCTCTAAAAGCATGTTTCTCTGTTCGTGGAAACTGACGATAAAATTCATTTAAACTATCTTGATCATCTTTTAAACCTTCTACTTCATTTTCCCAGTGTGAGATAACTCCGATTTGTATCTTTCCTCCATCAATCCCTTGAACCGGTCTTTTCGGAGTGTCGAATACAGGAAATCCATGAGTATCAATGTATCCTTCGTAGTTCCATTCCATAGGTATGAACAAACTATATAATCCTGAATTAGTCTGTCCATTTCTGTTTCTTTTTGTAACATCTGATGCATCATATAACTTTTTAAAATTAGCTCCTCCTTTGTCAAGTGCGTTTGATGTTGAACCCATCATACACCTACCTATTACTCTACTACCTAATCTTAACGTTGTTTTCGTGACCCTCCAGTTGTTGAGGATATTGTCGGGACGCTCCCACTTGCCCGACTCGTCGTGCGCGAGGATCTTGAGTTTCTCACCGTCATATGAGTTGTCACCGGTGTTCTTCCAAT